ATCAGTTACTTACAATAACATACACTTATTTACAATATGTATACACATAAATAATAATTATCACATATCATTTAAGTATTATACTGTATCTCCTAAGTAATACTAGCTTATTGGTGTGTTTTAGTAGATATCTTGTAGTATCTAAAATATATAATATAAATATATAAGATAAGAAACTAAAACATATTTTTGCCAAGTGGCGGGTTGTACAAAATAAAGGTAAAACAAAAGGAACTATACAGTAGCACTATTTCTAGTACCACTGTATGTTCCATTAGGGTATGCCTAGACCTATTCTTGGTCTAAACTAGCGTCGCTTCCATCAGATGCTGTTACAGTATGTCTGCTTACACTTGCTTTATTCAAGCCTAATCCTAGTCTACTACCTAGGACTTGTTCAGCATATACTCTTGCCGCAGTACTTAGACCACGGTTTTCTAATGCTTCCAAAGTATCTTCTATATCATAGGACTCTTCCTTGTCTAATACATAAGTCCCATATATAGACACGTTTACTTTGTATCTAGTACCTATTGTTCCAAAAGCATCTTTCCAGTTGCACCAATACTGTGGCTTGTTATCTCTGTTATATTTCACGCCATACTCTACATTAGATGGATGTTCTAGAAATTCTTTTATATCAGAGGCCGGTCCTTCAAGGTCATATTTAAAGAATTTCTTCCCAAAGTTTTTATGCCCTTGTTGATTATTGGTACCACGTCCTGCATACACAGCAACAATTTTAGTACTCTTTGCCAAATTTGTTTGTTCAGTTGTCTCTGTTTTCTTTGCATTGCTCATAAGTCAATTTTTAAAGGATTAATAAATATATTTTTGTCAAGTTAAGGGTTGTAAAAAAAAAGGTCTGTATTAAAATAAAAGGAACTCATATAGAGTCCCTTTCAATGGTGTTTTTATAGATTTTGTTTTAGTTTATTCATCATTGCATTATCTTCTTTGATCTCTTTCTTAAGTTCTTTTATTTGCTTTTTATAGTTTTCTATTCTTGCATTATTAAGTTGAACTCTTCCATTGTAGATTTCAGTGTAATACTCTTTAAGTCTTGTGCTATTAAAGTACTCTTTTATTAGTTCAAATTTATCTTGATCTATAAGGAACTTTATACACTTGAACTTATCTTTTTTATCATATAGATTGTATCTATTGTTCATAGTCCATCTAATGTCGTTATCAGTTATCTTTTTCATATTAATCAATTTTTTGTTGAGTCAAGGGTTGTAAAAAAAAGGTGTGTGAAGGAAAAAAGAGATAATGGGAAGGGCCCCATTATCTCTTAAGCTGTTAGCGTAACCAACTAGGCTTAGTCTTAGAAGGTGCTTTGGCTTGTGCTGTTGGCTTCTGAGGCTGAGATTGGTTGGTTTGAGTGGGTACATAGGAGTAGATTCTCATAAAATCTGCTTCTCTGTATCCTCTTTCATTGGTATAGAATGCAACATTAACCATATAAGGTGTGTTGAATTCTAGGCCAATTTTCTTGATATAATTAATGTGCTTACTGCATACTATATGCTCATTAATTATATCTTTTACAAGAATGTTATTCTCATTCTTGGGGCTTGGAAACATTTCAATAGTAATGTTTGCATAGTGTGTGTATGTTTTCATAGTATAAATTTATACTATGTCAAGGGTTGTATCTAGAAAAAATAGAAGATTTTCCCCCAAGGAAAATGTTTTATTTTTTTGTGTGTGATGGTAGTGTGCTGGCTTTGTGGGGGGGTACCAGGGCTGGCCAGTGGGGCGGGGGGGCTGCTATAGGGGGGTCCACACTATCTCTACTATAAAATATTTTGCCTACCGGTTTGGAATTTAAAAATTTAGTTTTATATTTGTCATGTTATTTTTAAGGGTTAATAAATAGCACAAAGGTCTGGAGTTGAAAGCCCGGGCCTTTGTTATTTTATTATATTTGTTACATGGAAAAGTATAAACTATTTTGCCTATATATATTTGCTTTATGTATAGGAGTTGCTATAGGGTATCTTATGACTGGGTGCAAGTCCTCCCAAAAGTGTGATGCTTATAGTAATACAGAGTTTAAGAAATAATTTGTATATTAGTATATGAAGAAGTTTGACATGGGTAAGTATATCCTACTCATTGGTAATGATGCTACTGAGATCTTTGACTATTACAAGGTCCCGGAGATGCATGGCTTAAACAGAGCAGATGCTCAGGCTGAAGAAGTAGATAAGACCAAAGGCAATGGAGTTTACATGTATGGTCTTACTAACTATGATCCTGCTGATACAAAACTTACAGGTAAAGCTCCCAACAAACCTTTCTTGTTTTTGAACTTAGGAACTTTCAAGAAGTATTCTACTACAGAGAAAGCCACAGCTGTTATGCATGAAACTATGCACATGAGTATTCTACTAAACAACTGGAATATCAAGGATAAAGAAGAAGAGGTTATTCAGTTTGCTGAAGATGAAGCAAACAAGATCATTGAGAAACTTAAAACTACCAAGGTAGAGACACCTAAGAAAAACTTCTTCTCTAGAAAGTGAAAGTCTACTTTGATCACATTAATGGGTTTGGCAAAGTAAGTGATCTAGAAGTTATAGTCAATTGTGCTTATGGTATACTAGATCCTAATGAATCTTCTACAGATGCACTTAAACAAGGATGGATTCCCTGGGAGGGTAAATGGTACAATGAAAGAAGTACCCGGATTAATTTATCTGAGTACTCCCCATCAAAGACAACTAAGAAATTATCAAAGAGAGTTATAGTTCAAGCAGGCAATGTAGCTGCTGAAAGAGAAAAGTATTCTGAGCTCTATGAAAAGTATTGTGACTATCATGGGTTTAAACGGGATATTAGTTTATCATCATTTGAAGATTGCTCTGTTATAGAATACTGGGATGGAGATTTGGTAGGGATTAGTTTGTACAAAACATTCAATGATCAATTTGTGGCATACCAGTTTATATGGGATTATGCTAATCCTAAATTATCACTAGGTACTGTAGCTCAAATGTATGAATGTGAAACAGCTAGAATATTAGGATGTGAATATGTATATTTGTTGGGTGGGTATGAGCAGTGTTGTTTGTATAAATCTAACTATTCTGGGTTTGAGTTTTGGACAGGTGCAGAATGGTCAACAGATATAGAGTTATATAAGACACTTGTAGAGCGGGATGAAAAAATTAAAATGGAACTACCATGATCTATGAACCTACAAACAGAGTAGAAGTTATTACACCAAAAGGCCCGGGGGTTATTTGGTTAGTTACTGACTATGGGCATGAAACAGATACTATATACACTGTGATAATAAATGAAACAGGTGAGTTCTGGCAGTATACCCATAAGGACATACGCGCAAAAAGTAATATAACTTTTCACAGAGTAATTAAATAATTTAGTATATTGTATAGTATTAAATAATATATCATGGCAAAAATAAAAGAACTAACAACAAAACTAGTTACAACTAAAGTATCCCGTCCAGGCATACATGCTAAAACTAAAACTAGTCAACTTAAGTCAAGCAAAAAATATAAAAAGTTATATAGAGGACAAGGTAAATAAATTTTGTTTATATTTGCTTGTAATTAAAAACCAATAAAATGCAACTAAAAGGAAAACGGGTTTTATTAAATAAACCAGAAGTAAAAGAATCTCCATTTGAATTAAGTGAAGCTGATAAACTTGCTATTGAGATGGACATGAGAAAGACATGGACTAGATTAGAAGTTTATGCTGTAGGAGATGAAGTAGAAAATATACATGTAGGAAGTAAAGTCTATATTGGTATTATTGGACTACAAGCATCTGAAGCAGTAGAGCTAGAAGATGGAATGAAGTTAATGGTTGCTGAAAGAGACATTGCAATAGTATGGTAAATCTTACAGAAGAATCAGAAAACTTGTACAATACTCAAATGTACAGAAAGTATAATACAATAAATGCTATGGAAAAACCATATGCAGATAGACTATTGGATTATAATAGACCTAAGTATTATGGTGGAGCAGGAAATACTTATGAGGTATTTAATGTACTAGAAGCCTGGGGTTTAGATGAAGACTTTTATTTGGGGAATGTTATAAAGTATTTAGCACGAGCTGGTAAAAAAACTTCTAACAAAAAAGAAGACTTACAAAAAGCTTTAGTATATTTACAAAGAAGAATTGATAAATTATGAGTGAGCAAGTAGCTTTTAAAGAAACTAAGATCTATTCCTTTGGGGATATCTTAGTTGGTTTAGACTCAGAAGAGATTAATGAGTCTGAAGAAATTATTGAGCTTAGAAAAGTATTTTCTAAATTAGCTGAAGATCTTAAAGAGAACTATAATCTTAATAGATCTCCAGTAAAGAGTTTATTATTTGATCAGACTATAGGTGACTTGACAAGAGCTTTACTTATGTCTGAGAAACTATTAAAAATGGAATGATGAGAATAGCTGCAGTTATAATCATGTTTGCTGTTATTGCCATGTTATGGGCAATAGCACATATACTATACAAACCTGTGTATGATAAGATCTCACAGCAGTATGTAATTAATGAAGATGATTTTAAACTTGCAAATATTTGTATTCTATTGATGTTAAGCCTTTCTCTAGCAATCGGCCTACTACTATAGCCTGTATCTCTCTGTTTCCAAGGTTAATACAAACAGGCTCGTCCCCAGTTGCAAAGCTGGGGATTTTTTTGTATATTAGTGTATGGCAGAAATTGTTAAGCAAGGAGAAGTTAATGTAGCAGGCACTATACTCTATATAGGTAGTAATGGTGTTATATTAACTAAAATTACAAACTTAAGATTTTATAATCCTCTACCATATGTGCTTACACTAGAAAGATATGATGCAATATCTGCTACTAGTGAAACATTGTATGAATTAACACTAGGAGCTGGTGATACAGTAACTGATGATTTAATATATGCTCTAAAAGAAGGGGATGAATTAGTTGTATACTCTAATATCCCAGGAACAACTTATTATGTATATGGTATAGATTATGCAAGTAGTTGATAATAATGGAAATATATTTGGTGGTGGATTACAAGTAAATGGTCCAGATGGTAAGCCAAAGACTATTGGTGGTGGTCCTCCAACAGGAGCTGCTGGTGGAGATCTTTCTGGATTTTATCCTAACCCAGGAGTAGTATGGAGTAATGGTTTACCTACTTATGACTTACAGTATTATCCACTAAGTTTAAATCCAGCAGGGTATATTACAACTGCAGCTCTGTCAGGTTATTTAACTGTAGCAGCAGCAGCAAGTACGTATTATCCACTTACAAATCCTAATGGATATATCTCAGGTATAACAGGATCTATGGTTACTAGTGCTTTGGGTTTTACTCCTTATGATGCAACAAATCCAGCAGGATATATTAATTCTTCTGCATTAACACCTTACCTTACTTCTGCTACAGCAGCTAGTACCTATCAACCAATATTAAGTTTAACTACAACAGGAACAAGTGGAGCAGCAACATTAGTAGGATCTACATTAAATATTCCTAATTATGCAAGTAGTGGTGGAACACCAGTCAATATACAAACATTTACATCAAGTGGAGTATGGACTAAACCTGCAAATGCAAAACTAGTAGAG